CACCATCGGATGACGCGCATGAGCCAGCACCCGGAACGGGGCTTCGACGTCCCGATGGACGTGACCCGGCTGATCCCGAGGATCACCGCCGCCGGTCTCGGCTTCGTCGGCCGGTACTACGGCGGCAATGGCGGCGGGGCGGGTCCGGGGCCGGGAGGCATCGGGACGATCGGGCAGATCCGCTATCAGGGCGGTCCCGGAACCGATCTCGATGGCCTGATCGGATCGGGCGGCACGGTCATGGCCGCACCGGGCGGCGATGGCGCGGGCGCGGGCGGCAAGGGCGGCGTCGTCAATGCCGCGGCAGTGCGCCTCGGGCCGAATCAGCCCGCTGGCGGCGGCGGTGCAAATTATTTCGTCAATGCCGCCTCGGGCGGTTCGGCTGGCGAAATCGACCTCTTTTTCAGGATAGGGTAATCCCCATGACCATCGGCGCGCTTATTCCCGACATGTCGCACTATCAGGCGGACGGCGTGCCCGCGCCGCCGGATTGGGGTGCGATCGAGGCGCAGGTTGCGGCCGGATCGGTCGCGGGCATCATCTTCAAGGCGACCGAGAACATGGGTGTCGATCCATGGTTCGAGCGGTTCCGGCAGGCGGCCGAGGATCGCAAGATCAGGTGGCTCGCCTACCCGTTTCTGCGGCCGGGCGACACTCAGGCGACAATCGAGCATTTCGTCAAGGAAGTCGGCAAGGACGCCATCCCGGCGCTCGATTGGGAGGCGGCCGGCGTGTCGTCGGATATCGTCGAGGGATGGCAGGACATTTGCGATGCCGAGCTCCGCTCCGGTCTCTGCTACTACGGCTTCTGGCCGCCCGCGTTGGCGACGCCACGCATCGGCAAATGGCTGCGCTGGTATGCGCAATATCCCAACAACCCGAACGCCGCGCCGCGTTTGCCGGCCTGGGACGGCATGACCGTGACCGACTGGCGTAAGGAGTGGTTCCTTTGGCAGTACACCGGCAGCGGGCACCTTGGCGGCATCTCGGCGCAGGTCGATCTTTCGCGGCTGTCGTGCCCGATCGAGGTTTTCAATCACTGGTACGATACCGGCGAATTGCAGACATGGAACATTGCGCCTACGACTGGCGAGACCGCTCCCGCCGTGCCGGCGCTCAGTAGCGTGCGCAAATCGCTGCCGATAACGATCGGAGCATCGGGCGATGATGTGGCGCAGGTGCAGCGCGCGCTGACGGCGGCAGGATTCTCGCTGAACGATGACGGTCATTTCGGCCCGGCGACACGCGCGGCGGTAATGGCATTCCAGAAGGCCAAAGGATTGCAGGTCGACGGCATTGTCGGCGCGCAGACGCTTGCGGCATTGACGCCATAAGCGTAAAAGAAAAACCATGTCGGATCAAAGCGCGCCGCCGATTGTTGTTTCTCCGAGGCCGAACCTTCCGTTGTGGGTTCTCCCCGGCTTGGCGTTGATGGTCTTGCTGATCTATGCGGGAGTTCTGGTTGCAGTTTTCTTTCTCCCAAATGACACATTGCGGACCAATCTCTACGGATCGGTTCCGATTGTCGTCATGGCAGCAGTCAACTATTACTTCGGCAGTTCGGCGGGAAGCGCCAAAAAGGATGACATGAGCGCGGCCAAGGATACCGCGACGATCGCGGCGCTGGCGAACAGCGCGCCGGTTTCCGCCGATGCCTCCGACGCGGTGAAGGCACTGGCGGCGAAAGTCGCTTCGTGATACGCGAGATACGCGAGGCACTGAACGCCATAGCGGCGGGCATTCACCGCATCATCGTGCATGAGGAACAAAGAGCCATGACCGAAGCCGAGCTTATCCAGAAGGTCAACGACCTCGGGCCGAAGATCGATGCGCTGATCGCCAAGCTGAGCGCGACGCCAACGGGCGTCTCGGAGGCCAGCCTCGATCCGGTGGGCACGCAACTCGATTCGCTCAACGCGAAACTCGACGCCGCGCTCGCGCCGCCGGCCACGGCATAGCGCCATGCGCAAGATCATTCTCGCATCGGTGCTCGCGTTGTCGCTCAGCGCCTGCGCCAACCAGGCCGCGCAGACGACCGTCGCCAACGATGTCGCGGCGGCCGAGGTCGCGCTGACCGTCGCCGATCAGGTGGCGCTGGCCTACACCAGCCAGCCGACCGCCGATCCCGCGACGAAGGCGCGCATCAAGAGCCTCGCGCAGACGGCCTACAATGCCGTCAAGGCGGCAGAGCGCGACAGCACCATGCTGGCGGTCGCGCTGACCGCAATCCAGAACCTGCGCGCCGCTGTGCCCGCGAACTAGGAGGCAATCATGGGAGTTGTCATCACCGCAGTCCTGCCGGTCCTGATCGATCTGTTGAAGAATGCGCCGACCGAGATCGAGGGCGTCAAGACGGCATGGAACCTGCTGACTTCGCACACGCCGGCGACGCCGGATCAGCAGGCGCAGATCGATGCGGCGCTCGATCAGGCCAACGACGCGTTGCAGAAGTCGTGACCGACATCGCTCTTCGGTGACCTCCGCACACCGTCGTACGTCGACTGCCGGAGCGCGGCCAACGGCGCGACGATTACCGTCAACCGGAACGAGGCCGAACGATACTGCGAGGCCGCCCCATGACGCGCGCTGCCGACGATTACGACGCGATCCGCGTTCGACTTGAAGAAATAACCTCGCCCGTCGCGGCTTCGCCTGATGGGCGAGGTTACGGCTGGACGACGCTCCGCGCCTATTACGTCGGCGTCGGGTACGCGTTCGCCGCCGGGAAGCGCTGCCACGTCGTCGGCCGCGACCCGGCCGGCGCGCTTGAGGTCAAGTTCGAATCGACCGGGGATCAGGTCTGGCTCGTCCCGGCCGCGTCGGTCAACCCGGTGACCGCGTTCGCCATCGGCGATTCCGTTATCCTCGGCGATTACCTCCGGATTACCTGCCGGTACCCCGGCCGCGTCATGCGGATCGCCGACGACCCGACCCACGGCCGCGTTTACCTCGTCGGCTGGGCCAGCGGCGGTTACTCCTGGGTCCTCGCCGCCGGCCTCCTGCCCGATCCGGAAAACGCCCGATGAGCCGCCCCTTTGCTGCTGATGACTTCGAGCCACATGACCGGCGCGAAGCGATCGAGCAGCGACATGGATTCCTGATCGCGGTCAACCATCTGATTCGGGCCAAGGAATTGCTGGCGGCAGAAAAGCTGCTCGACATTACCGAGAAATGGGAATCGCTCCACGCACCCAACTCACCGAGCGGCATCGCTGCTGGCTATGGACCGCCGCGCGGGTTTGCGCCGCCGCCTCGGTAGCCGGCCGGCCGGCCGAAACCGAGCCTGCGACCCGCAGAAATCCTGCGATCCTCGATAGTAGCCGTTATCAGCGGTCGACGTTGATCATGATGGATGCGTTCGCGCTGAACCCGCCATACTGGCTGTAAGTTACCGTTTCGGTCTCAATGCACGCCCCCTCTAACCCAGTCGGAAGCCTCGCAATGGAGAGGCGTCGCTCGCATGCCTCTCTGGAGGCGTAGAAACTGTACGCCGGATTTTCTTGCGGTTGCGGGATCAGGCACGACTGGATGGTACAGAGAAATGAGACAACGAATAGGGTCAACGCAGCTCTCCCTTAGTGCTGACTATCAGCTAGCATCGCCCGCGCCCGAAGCACTCGCGCAACACGCCGAATGCCACACGCGGCGATGTTGACCAGAAGCGGCTGTAGGGCGCGGTGTGCAGCTCGGTGTCAGCGAATTTCAATTGCGTTTCCCATGACGGGCACGCGCCAATCGCGAGCAGCCGCCGCTTCCGCGACCCCGCCCATTGGTACAAGCCAAAACTTCCCGAGGAACCGCTGACGGCGCACGGCTGGAAGCGGGATTCGGTCCACGCCTGCCGCAGCATCGCGTCGCGCTGGTGCGGCGCGTAGCCGTGATGATCGAGCCATACTGAGATCAGCAGGCACAGTCCGTAACATGCCAACGCTCCATCCGATCAGGTTGTTTCGGATTTGATTTCTGATGCAATCCAATGACGCATTCGGTCAAAGCGCCGTTCTGGCGTTTCGCGACTACCGATTGCTTCATCATTTTCATACATGATCTCCGCAGCCATTGCGGCTGCTATGCCGAATGTAGTGGCTACCGTCTCGCGATCTTCGGGATCAATTTTAACCATATCAATATGACGCGCGCGTCCAACTGCGCCGAGCGCGCATACCTCTCCGGCAGTTTCAAGTTCATTTGCGACGAGATGCGAGACTGGCAATGCATCAAGCGCCACAAGCATTTCTCGGAGGAAGGCTTGTCCGCGTCGGCCACGAAATGCGCTTTTGACCGCACCACGCCAGCGGATCAGTGCCCACTCTGGATAATCGCACCAATCGTAATCGCCATAACCGGATCTGGACATTACGCCGCAACCCCATCGCACCATTCGCTGCCGTCGCGCAGCCGGTACAGCACCCACGCGCCATCTTCGGCTGCGTCGATCTGCTCGCCGTTGATCATGCTTGGGATATAGAGATGCGCCGGGCACCCCTCTTTCTGCTCGTCGATCGTAAGTGTCTTGCCAAATCGCGCGCAGTGCCAGTTTCCGCCCTCTGTGGGCGAGGAATGAAGGCAGGAGCGGCAGGACACCAGCGGGCGCTTGTCGCCATGACAGGCCTCCGCATGGTCACAGAAGCGGCATCGGAAGAAGGCCGGGTCATTGCTGATCCGTGTCGGTGCGTTCGGAGCCTCGATCACGCGCCGCGCCTTGGCAAGCAGGCGCAAGGCTTCCTCGGGATTGGCCTCGGTGCGACACGACATCGTGTTGCGGCCGCCGGGCGACGAGACGGTGAGGTAGTGGCGGGTCAACTCGGTCAGATGCATGCCGATCACGGCTTGCGCGTAGTAGACTTCGTTCCACTCACGCAGCGCCGCCTTGCCGCCATAGTTGCCGACGAGGCGCACGAACGCGGCGTATTTCTCGCTGACCTTGTGTTCCCAGACATGCCAGGTCTTCGGCGCTTGCAGCAAGCCGAGCACGACGCCATCGATGTAGCAGACGAAATGCCCTTCGATCGCGGTCAACTCGAATTGATTGCCGGTCTCAGGATCATGCGTGTGAATTTCGATGCACGATATCGCGCGCAGCCGCGCCGCCATCTGCGCTTCGCCGTCGTGGCCGTCTTGAAACCGTTTGAGCGTAGCGGCATCGAAGCGCGGCGCGGTAGTCCAGCGGAAGCCGTACCACAACGCGCGCTCGCACGGATTACCGATCTGAGACGCGCCCAAGCGATTGCTCAGGCGTGTCTCCTGTCCCGCCTCGATCGCGCGATCTACGGCTTCAAGCGTCGGGTCGGATGGTGCGGGGATGGCGGGCATGATCTGCCGTTATCGCCTCCATGGCGCACTGCCGCGCGCGGTCGCTGCTGGCGTGGATACCGCAGTTGCGGCCGCAATGCCGCCCGCACCGCTCGCCGCCGGCTGCGCCGTGCCGTTGATCGGCAGGAAGCGGCGATAGATGTTGCGCTCGCCGTAGCTTTTGCCGGTTCTCGGGTCATTGCGCGCCGGCTGCACGTCGACATCGGCGATCATCGCCTTGTGATGAAACGCTGCGCTGTCGCGCGCGCCGACCGTATTCGTCGCGTGGCAGATCTGCGCCAACTGGCGCTGCGCGATCTCGACAGCCTGCTGGCTGCGGTTCCACAGATTGAGGTCGCACCAGGCCATCTTCTGGCCGGAATGCTCGCCCTGGATGACCTCCATGTAGAGGCGCAGATATTCGCCCTCGCCATCGCTCGTGGTCTTCTTCTCGCTGTCGTAAATGTGAACGGGATATTGCCCGCGCGGGAGCACGGGAAACGATCCGGCATTGGGATCGACGCCGGACACATCGGGTAGATCGGCCATTTTCGCGTTCCTTTCACGCTGCTTTGACGGGTTTCGGTTTGGCCGTTTCGGCCACCTTCGGCATCATCACCTTGGCGAGTTCGGCGGCGAAGGCAGACCAGCCGTTCTCGCGCGGCACCATGATCTCGTCGGGTAAGCCGTAACGGTTGCCGGCGACGAAGCCGGGGCGATCCTCCAGATAGAGCATTCGGTCGCCGCCGCTCTTGCCCTTGACGATCTTGCGGTTGAAGCCCGCATCGGTGCGATCGAGGCTGATGCGCAGATTGAGAAAACCGATGATGTCGCACCATTCGCGCAAAAGCGACGACGAGCTATCGTGCAGGTCGAGCATGAACCGGTCATAGCTGTCGCTGGTCGGATCGTCGAATCTCTTGATTTTGTAGTGCGCCAGGAAAAGGATGACCATGCCTTTTTCGTTGCGCAGCAGGTCGCAGCCTTCAAGGATGACGCGCCACTGATCGGCCGCGAGGCCGTATCCCTTGCCGTAGCCAAGCGGATCGCCCTTGCTGCCGGACCCCTGGATTGATGGCGCGTTGTGATCGGCGGCGATCTTGTGATGCACCAGCGTTTCGAGCCAATCGGCGCTGTCGATCACCAGCGTCTCAAAATCGTGATCCTCGGTAATCAGCACGCCGATCGCGTCGAGCACGTCCTGCAGGCTTTTGGCGAGCGGGAACGCCGACACGTCGAGCGCGTCGGTGCCATCCTCGGTTGGAATGAAGATCGGTTTGGGCGCACTGGCGGCGAAAGTTGATTTGCCGATCTTCTCCGGCCCGTACACGATCATGCGCGGCGGGCGGCGCTGTGGGCCGCGGCGCAGGCTGGCGAGCGAAATCGCCATCAGCTTTCTCCCCGCGCCTTGGCGAGTGCGGCATCTGCTGCCGGGATGACCGTCGGCCAGCCATAGT